TGTGATATGTATCGGTCTGTTTCTTTACTCAACCATTGCGCTACTGCTCTGTAACTATACTGCTTGAGGTGGCGTTTTGCAAGCTCTAAAGCTTCTAGTTCGTGTTCTATAGGTACAAGTAGTTTATCATTGTCAGGATCAAGTTCGTAACCAAACGGTATCTTCTTAGTTAGCCTGACAATCTTGTGCCATTGTTTGTTGTGTGTTTTAGGCGGTTTGGGTAATTGCCAAAAGCCTAACTCTCTTTGTGGTATTATTCGTTCTGACCTTCTTTTGGTGGTAGGTAGAAGATGCCACCACCGCTAGTGACATCTACTTTGTCTACCTTACCAAGTCCTGCTCTGTCAAGCAAGTCTTTTGCTGCTACCATCTTTTCTTTTATGCCTAGTTCTGTTGGATCGTACAACGCACCAACCATAGCCATAGCAGCTTTAGGAGCAGTACGTGCAAAATATGTACGAGTCTTCTCACCAATCTCATCTTTCAAAGATTCAACAATCGCTGCAGTGTTACTGTTATCACCGTAACCTGCCAGTTTTTTAGCAGCGACAACATCACCATTAGCTTCATCAAATAGTACATCTAAGAATCGCTGCTGCTTATCCGTTAGATTTCTTGCCATATATTGCTTCCCTTATCTGTGACCGACCTATACCTAAGTCATTTAGTTCTCTGTCGGTCATCATGTGCATCATACGAAAGTCTGCACGTTTTTGTTGTCTTATACAATGGTTAGACCAAAGTTTTTGTAAAAAGTTTTTCATAGCACTATCTCCTTTGTTTGTGTGCGGAGATAGTTATACTTAAAGTTAGGTCAGTGAGTAGTACCTATTATTGCAATCCCGATATGCAATTAACGCCTATTAGGATTGTAGTGTACTTCTGCAGATACAGTAACACCCATAGTGCCACCGCCATTAAAAGCTGTAATCTTGTCACCTTGATGTAAAAATAATCTGTCAGAGGTAATCATGTTGTATACATCCTGACCTGAAATAGATTTATTATTTACTATAGTGTAATAAGTATCATCTTCTTTATGATACCACTGAATAGATACATTACCAGTAGATACAGCCCCATTACTTACATGTAAAAATGTAATAATAGCATCGTGGTTATTAGGGCAGGTATACACTACATCACTACTTGCCCCACCTGATGTGGCTGTAATTGCAACACTTTCAGTTGCGGTATCATAAGGAAGTGCTACCATTTATTATTATAAACCTTTCATAGGTCTAGCAGGAGGAGCCAAGAAACCGCCTCTTGCGTATCCTTTTTTCTTCATCTGCATTCCACCTTTGGCATAACCTTTTTTCATCATGCCACCTTTAGATAAGTAACCCATTTTGTTTCTAACATTTTCAGGTAACTTTTTCAAGCCTTTTTGATCGGCACTAGGAGACTTTAGCCCTCCCATTGCATATCCCTTTTTCTTCATACCGCCTTTTGCGTAGCCCTTCTTTTTCATCATGCCACCCATTGCGTAACCTTTTTTCTTCATCATTGTTCGTCTTCCCTTCTGATAAACTCTATTTCATCATCACTATATAGATTGTTGAAAACTCGTTGCGTATCCCATACATAGTCTACGTTTTCTTTTGAGTTAAACATATGTTGATTTGGTTTAAAGTCTGGCGCACCTTGTCCTGTTTCAAACCAAGCTGGGTGAGTTACTCTCACTCTGTTATTGGGTAACGCAACTATGTTACCAGTATAATCTCCTGCATCTAATAGTTCTAATACATGAGACTGTTTATGCTGCGCTGGATCATCAGCGACTTCATTATCTGTGTAGTCTACGGTAAAGTAATACTTTGCTGGGTAAAACTCTCCATCTACTTTTGCTATCCAAGGCGCTGGGCTTGCTCGTTCTAGTTTGTACACAGAGTGTGTGTGTGACATACAATCCCAAGGCTGTGCTAAATATGGTGGTAACTCTTCAGGCCATTGCTCTAAGGGTGTATCAGCTACTAGTGCAGTCAAAGGCATCCTAGCCCACATAGCACCACCATGTACATTTTCAGAATCATCAAAGTCGGATTCGCATCCAGTGAAGATAACTTGAAAGCTTAATGTTCTGTTTGGCATTGTAGTAACGCCAATAACCATAGCGTGTAAAAACTCACCATGATATTCTTCTAAGTTCTTAGTGTATTCTCTACGTACCCACGCTTTGAAGTACGGTATGCTGCTTTGGAGGAAGGGCATATAATATCCTTTTCATTATGTTCTTTTCCTCCCTGATGCTGTTGTAGACCATTTTACCTTCTTAGGTCCAGTCTTTTTTGCAGCTTCCTTCTTACTTATTTTACCTGCTACAGCTTTTGGCCTACAGGCTGGGTATGGTCTGCCCTGATCATCCTTGCCAGAACGTCCACACTCTTTACCAGTTTTTACATCACGCCAATCTTCAGCAAACCACTTACCAAGACCACCTTTAGAAAAACTTCTACGGCTAGGCAGTACGTGACTTGACTTTGTTCTTTGATGAGCCACTGTATTTACCTCCACGTGCCTTATACGTTTTTACCAACCAAGCGCTTGCATATGCGCTGGGCCATGTCTTAAACTTTCTCTTAGCTTCATTCTTTACTGTATTGTATAGTTTTTTATTTGTAGGTGTTGCCATTTTACCACGCCTTACAAGACCAGTAACGTGCAGTGAACTTATCCTTTGCTGTGTCACAATTATGTCTAGCACGAAAGTTTGCACGTCTGCCTGGGATGTTTTTCTTGATAGTCATGTTCGGGTCACCAAACCGTACTACCTTTACTTCATTGCCTTTCTTAGCAAGTACAGCAGACTTCTTAGCTTCTCCAGGTGTTCTTTTTGGTTTGTTATAACCTGGAAAGATTTCACCACGGTACTTTAGTTTACCACTAGGAAGTCTTTCTACATCTTTAGTTGTTGCCATTATCTTTTACCTTTCGAGTAAGCCTGTCCACCGTAAAATGCTGCAACTATAGCAGCTACTGATACAAAGTAAACACTTGCCATGCTGCCTAGTATCTTTGCCGCTTCACTTAGTCCTAGCCCTACAGCCAGTACAACTGATAGTGGGTATAGTAACATACCTGCCAGCGCAAACCAAGCCATATTTCTTTGAGCGTCTTCTTTTTTGTCTTCATTTTCAAAACGAACTCTACGCTCGTACATAGCCATTTCTTCTTCAGTGACTACGCCATCTCCGTCTGTGTCTGCTGCTTCCCAGCTACTACCTGCCTCTAGTTTTGTCATAGAGGATTCTCTACTAAACTATCATAAGCTTTCCAGATGTCATCTATCTCAGTTTGAATAACGTCTAGCTTTTCACCTATTCCATTTGTGATAGTTGTAGCTTTATCAACTTGACTGCGTAGGTCCAGTAGTACCTTCTGCTGCTCTAGTATCTGCTGCATGTTTGTAGTCAACTGTGCAAGTTTGGTATTGAGTCCACGTACATCGTTGTCTACTACGGCTTGTTCTACAGTTTGTATTCTACTTGTTACTGTAGATTGTAGTTCTGTTATCTGCTGAGTCAACTGTTGCATTTTTGCAACAATATCATCGTTTAGTTTTGATTCGGCTTCTTGTAGTTCTTCTCGTATTGCTTGACTAGCTGTCGTTAGCTGGTTTGCCGCAAATGTTTTATTTGCTGTTCTTTCTCTTGCAGTATCAGTCTCTAACTTAGTTAAGCTTTTTTGTATTTCTAATATTTGCTTTGCGTTTGCGTTGGTCTGGTCCAGTGCCTCTTCTACTCCAGATTCTACATCAAAGAACCTATTGAGTGTATCATAACCAAAGTAGACGCCACCTGATACTGCTGAAAGCACTGGAAGTGCTACAGCTACCATCCATCCTTTGATGTTGTAGCCACCTATTTTAAAGCCTACGTCCATCCTCTATACGTTCCTTCTTTTGTAAGTAACGCCTTTTCTTTATCTTCTGTATTGGTCTTTTCTTTTTAGGTAGCTTCTTTTTCTTAGTTATGGCATTGTTCCATATTGTTCTACGTACTCACCAGCAGCGTATATTTCTGCTGCACTTTTCATATCGTCTTCTAGGTAACCCTGCCAACCAGAGCCAAACCCATCGTCATCCCAGTTAATTACAAACTCATCTACGCTTTGTGTATATGTAATAGCTGTGTAGTTACCGACTACAAAGTTATTCTGTGTTGCGTAACTGTCGATACTTGCTGTTAGTTCTGCGTTGTTAGCTGCAGCCATAAATGCACCAGCTTGTTGAGCGTAGTTCTCTACTTGTGCTACAGCTTGGTTGTACGCATCAACTTCTGCTTGGTCTATGCTGTACTCATCTGTACCCATCATGCCTTGCAATGCAGTCTGTTCT